TGCACCTTGAGGATAGGCGTTTGTTTTCATCACGAGTGCGGTTATGCGCTGATACAACCTGCATCGGGACAATGTAATTCACGCCGTCAATGTAAATTGATCCAAGCGTTCCAATCCTGTCGCTTTTGGTATCATGCTCTGAAAACTCATCGCCGCAAATAGGACAGGTACGCTTGATTGTCAAGTTACCGCGTAAGACATCATCAATTCTCTTCATTTCATCATCATGTTTCTTTTGTTGTGATACTGACATTTTCATCATTCCTCTTTATGACAATCGCCCCACCTTTGGCGTTCAGTCCAAAAGTAGAGCGATATGTCATTATAACCTATTTTGTCACCGCTGAACCGGTACTTTTAGTATACATCATTTCTGCTAAATTTGTTCCCTGACCCGTTGACGATCAAGTTTTGTATCTTTGATAAACGCCCTCATGCTGGCCTGCCATTCTTTTATTTTTCCAGTCTCAAATGTAGCATCCTGGTTACCGGCCTTCAATGCCAGTTCCTGCCGCTTCCAATCCCTGATCTTTCGCTCAATCGCCCGTTGCTTCTGTGTGGCCTCGTATACCGATATTTCACTGCCTTGATAGGGGACTTTCTTATTCGCCTGGCTCTGGAGTTCGGCTTTGTTGTATGCCTCTGTAGATATTCCTTCAAACCAAACATACCATGTATGTCTACAGTTTACGCCATTTAGCCCGGTAATAGTCCCGTAACCTGTCGATTCAATGAATGGGGGATATTTCTTGCTTGTACCTGATCGACTGTATATTTTCCCCTGCCAGATCTCATGTTCCGGCCGGCTTCCAATGTGAGCGGATACTTCTACCAAGTCCTGCCCCATCTCATCGGCACGGGCCCACTGCAGATCACCGGACGTTTTTCCTACCCCCGTTAGTACAGCCCGACGGACGGCCACATCCAATTTATCGACCTTTCCACTTGGATAAACCACACCAAGGCCTGACTCCCCCACGCTTTTGACCGCCGCACGAATAGCCTGATCGTATGAAAATGTACCGGACGTTACCTGTAAATAGGCCAAGTCAGTGGCAGCCGTGAATTGCCTTTGAGCACTCAGAGCGGTGGACTGTGTGAGGTTTCGCATGAGATTGTTCGTAGTTCTCAGTCCGTTTGATAATATTTTCACCATGGCAGTGGACATATTCATGGGGAGAGGGTCAAGGCCGGCAGCTCGGTAAATATCATCATCAAACCTCATTGACTTCACCCCTGCCTTTGTGAACGTGTCCGATAATTCCTTTTCGCTCTTACCGGTCAATACTGATAGCTTTTTGATCACATCCTCATATACTCCGGTCGTCTCAATCAGCCTTTGTAATTGCCATGAGGCCGTGGGTGTAGCATAGTTCATCTTTACCAGGCGACGTACAATATCAGATATGACAGAATCCTCAAATTCCTGATAGAGTTTGAGGACGTTGTTAGGTAGTACGTCTAAATAATCTGATGTAAGAATTTTACGCTCCCTGGAATAAATCAACTTCCGGCTGTTCTGCTTGTGCTTCTGCTATCCACTGTTTGGCTGTCGCTTCATCCAGTTTGTAATTTCGCATCAGGAACATAGCCTTCGACATTGCACTCATACCCACTACCTGGTTATCCTGTTGGAACTGTTTGTCTCTATCGGTAACCAGGGAATCATCGAAGTCATAGGATACATTGTAGGTTCCGCGGGGTGCCAAACCTTCGATGTCTGCCCAGGCATTCATGGCATAAAGCAAATCATCCAGTGACTTTCTCAAGGCCTTTTGAGTGTCGACAACCGTGGCCGCGCTTCTCTGTTTGCTTGAGAGGATCTCTGTCGCGGTCTTGTCCACTGCTTCAGGGTCGGATAGAGTACCATAAGCCAGACCAACCAGGAATTCGATTCTTTTGAGATTGCTGTTCAACCCGGAATTGATAGCGGCTTCGCGGAAGTCAGGCGACCACTCTTCGAATAGTCCTTTTGTTTCTCCGATGTTGGCGGTTCCGGCCAAAGTGCGGATGTAACCCTCATCCTTTGGAAGGTATGGATCGCCGTTAGCGTCCCGCTTTAGCGCCAACTCATTGACGAACATCTTGCGTTTACCGGAACTGAACTCCCACACCAAGTTGGTATAAAGATCATCCGCGTCCTCTAATTGTGTCAATGCCCGTGAAAAGCACGATACCCCAAGGTGGGAATTTGGGTCAACTGTGTTTGCCATTGGGTACCGGAAATGTGCGTATAACGGTTTTTCAATACCAGTAATTGTTGCGTACTCTTCCAGACCGGCCCAGTCATCTACTACCGTCAACGGCACCTTGTTTCCTAACTGATCTTCTTCAGTGCTTTTGAAAGCTGCGTTCACAACCTCGCACTGATTACCGGTAAAGTTGTGATACTCCAATCTGGTGTACCACACAGCGCCAATCTTGCGACGATCCGGGAACACGCATGCCGTGATATTACCCGATGAATCATATGTAATCGGATAGAACGAATTTGCCCCGATGAAATCAACCGCAATGGTTTTCCCGTCTTTTGGGTATGGTTTCATCATCAACCCACCCAGCGCACAACCAAGTTCTATCTTTTCCCGCAACATCTCAAGGACTGGCTCTAATTGCTCTTTGAGGTAATCAGCCCGTGGACCTCCTTCTATTTCCACGGCCATTTCAATAGTTACAGACCTGGCAATTTCAGAAGCGATTGCTGCCCCCAGGTTCAATGACTTCATTTTATCGGTCAACCAGGGAGCTTGATTAGTATAAATAAGGCCCCATTTTTTGAGAGCATCGGTCATCAGGGTCGATACGTTGACTTCCACACCAAGCGCCGTTTTTATCGTTTCTTTAGTAAACATTTTACTCCACCAATTTTTAATCAAACTGAATATTGACATATTATTTTCCCGGCTGTCGCCATTGTAAATTCTGTGAGTACCTTACCGCCGCGATAGCGTCATCTTTCTCTCTGGGGTAAGCTTCGATGATCTCACCGGCCTTTGTTCTCTCGTAAGCGTAATCTGTAAACTCTTCTACGGTGTAAGGGCACCGCTTGGGATCAATAATAATCTTTGCCAGTGATTGAAACCACTTCATGGAGTACCTTACCGACCCCGGCCCCTTCTCAGCTCCAATTACCCTGGCTCCAAAGTCCCTGTAGTCTGCAATGGATTTAGGGTCCTCAGAATCAGCAATAAGTAGGTCATTATTATTATACCCACTTTCGAGGATAGCTTGATACATGACTTCGTTACTTGCTTTCCAACGGCGGCACTCCCCAAAGATATACACTTCGTGTTTAGCTGCGTTGTAATGAGTTTTTGCGTAGTGTGCCGGGTGAGGATAATAACCATAGTCCAGCCCATCACAAATATTGTCGAATTGCTTTATTTCAGCATCCGTTATCTCTCTGATTTCTAGGTTCTCAAACACCATATCACCCAGGCCGTTCACCTCTCCAAGGTACTCGTGTTCGTATGCCTTCGGGTTGACACTTTTCAGATATTCAGCATCATCCAGGAATATCTTTCCTAACCATTCAGGTGGTACGCCCCTATAGTCTGATTGATGTTTCCATTGCTTTTCTTTTGGTATTTGAATGTATTTATTTACCCAGTTGCCTGATGTTTGTGGGGGATTCCATGATTTGAATATGTACGCAGTATCAGTCCCACGAATTGCACTTTGTGTCACGCTTCGTATACCTTCAACGCCGTGGAATTCTGTAAGTTCTTCAAACCATAATATCTTTATCGCTCCAAAAGGTAACTTGATAGACTTTATCTTTTCTGGTTTGTCGGCTCCGCGGAATAATATCTTTTGCCCTGTTGGTAAATATGTAATTTCTATTGGGTTTGTGGTTGGCTTGAATGAATCTTCTAAACCTAATTGATTTATCGCCCACTCAATTTGAGCATATACGCTACCCACTAACGTATCTTTTACCTGTCTAAGTATAAGCGCGTGTGCTGTTGGATCATTTACCAATAACAAAACAGTCTCTAATCCGAAAAACGAAGACTTAAGAGAACCGCGGCCACCATATTCAAGATATTCATAATATTCGCCCGATAGTATTGCCCTATGAGATGCAAGATAGTTCGGCCCCAATAATTCAGCGGGTAATGGTATTTTTGCAGCTTCTTTTTTTACTTCTTCCGGTTGCTCTAATCTATGATACCTTCCCAAAGTTTCAAGGGCTGACTTTGCATCGTATAGTTCTACCTCTACCCATTCATCTTCCCAAACTTCCGCGTCCCGGCCTTTCCCCTCTATCCTTCGCGTCCGTTTGGTTTTGATCTTCTTTATAAGATAAAAGTACTGTTCTGCTTCCGGGTCGCTGAAGTTGAAATAGCAGAATCCATCATCGGTTATCCTAATAAACTTGAATGCAGTAGCCCTGGCCATTGCAGCAAGCCGGGCTATAATTTCGCTTTTTGACATGGCCTGCTCGTCAAGCCGTTTTGAGATTTCAGCTTTGATGTTATCTTTTGATATCAGCCTGGAAGCCGCCATTCTGCATGATTCATAAGTGGTCTTAGGATGCAAACGCCTATATGCTTCCGTGCCATTCATATTGCACCGGAAATACATATCTACAAAAGCCGCGTCTTTTAGTTCCTTAGCGGACTGTATTTCATTTCTTTTTAGGCTTGTTGTAGAGTTGGTTTTTGGTGATTTCGCGTCTGCTATTTGAACCTCCCTCAGGTGATTCAGCTCTCAGTGTTGATTGTAAAACTGATTTTACTTGCTTCAATACTTCAAGACTTGCCTTTAGTTCAGCATACCTTCCCGATACACTGGCAAATTCAATTTGAGTGTTCAGTATCTCTTGCCCGACTTTTTCGAGCATTAGTACCTTACCACCATAGTCCAGTGCCAGTATATCAGTTTTGGATAGATTGCTCTTCATCCTCTTCCTCATACTCTGTGACTTCATACGCCCCGCCGCAAATAGCCAGCACCACAAATTCAAACGCAGCATCCAGGGCGTTTACGATCCATTTCGTCAGGTAGTACATCATAAAAACATTGTACCATAAACGGGGGTCGCAGCATATTTCAACGTTGATCTATAGAACGCAATATCTATTACATTCGGTTGATTATTTTATTACACTACCCTATTGTATAACCCAAGCGTTTCGGTTATTATATATATATCAAACAAACACAGACAAGGAGATCACAAATGGAACACACTCACAAACCCCAAACACTTGAAAACGGAACGACACTGTACGTATGCACTTGCGGCGCTCGCCAACAAAAAAGCCAAATCATAAACGGCGTAAAAACAGAAGTCTGGAAAACGTACAGCAAAGAAGAAGAGGCCGCCCGCCTGCACAAAATCGAACTGGTACTGAACGAAGGATACGTACGGTAAAGCACTCGAAACCAGCATAGGGGGAGCTGGTCGCCAGGAATACGGCCCGGCCTGATGAGAGAGAAAACGAGGTGATGAGATGGCAAAGACAACAGAAATACATGTGGTAGAAAAACAGAATGATCAGTTTGGAAACCGTGTTTTTGAAGGATACGCACGCGGTGGCCAGAATCTGCTTACAGCTGGTTTAGAGCAAGGTTTTGCAATGGGAAGCAAGCAGGCCATTGCTTGGTGCTGCGAGATTGAGCGACAGATGTTTGCTCATGGATATACCTGTCAACGAATTTACGAGAACTTTTAGCATGTGGTACTTATTCAATCAGTGTCCAGGAGCGCATAAGTCCTGGACACTTGCAGTAAGTTGTGTAAGCAAGGCCGATGCACTCGAATACATAAAAGCAAATTATCCTGGAATGGTTTGTATTGGAAAGTGCGCTCCTGGAATTATACGCGCTGATTGCGGTGCGGTTACAGAAAAGCAACGCATTGTAAACAGAGCAGAACTTGGACTATAACCAACCCCGACCTGAGCAAGTCAAGAAACTGCTCACTGGAGGTAATGATGAACTTTTCTTATTTGACACATG